TAGTCATTAACGGTAACCGCTCTATTTTGTGCGGCGAAGTTAAATGATACCATATTTCTAACATCTTCAGTTGTCGGTAAGTTAGCCCCACCGATTGCCGCTGTCACGTTATTACATTGCAAACTATTAATAACACTTCTATTAACCGAATCAGAAGGCCCATTTACAGAAAAAGATACGGTTCCAATTTGATTGATTGTGTTAATACCTAAATTACTTGCTAATCCACCCCCAATTCTATACTGAACAAATAATGTTGTGTTAGGCGTTAAAGCTGCCCCCATTGAATAGTTGTTTGTATATCTACTTAGGTCGAATCCTTTCCCGTCTCTTGCAAACTCTCTAAGTTGTTCTTCCGCAGAAATGTTACCACCACCAAATGTCATTTTACAGAAACCTTCAGGTGTGTATTCGGAAATAAATTTATTTGATGTTGTAATATATCTACCCACCTTAATACCTGGTTGGTCAGACACTTTAGTTGGGTCTTCAACAAAAACCCTGTCTTGGACAAGTGCGTCCACCTCGAACCATCTATCGGGTCCTATCGATAGGAAATCTTGTGGGTTTGGTATTGTGGAATATTGTGTTCCTTGTTTTAAAAGGACACTACTTATACCTAAGATATTTTTTTCAGGTAAAAATAATTCCAAGTATGGTTTAACGTCATTAGGTGTTATTACTCTTTTATAAACTTTTGTAATACCATTAACAACGACTTCTCTTTTAACGATCGTATAATTGGTTAGTTTCCCACTTGAATCAAAATTAGGAATTTTAACTCTGTTTGGTGATCCTTCGGCATTTATTGGTGATGCAAAATCAATATCGTAAACCGTTTCAAATGGTTGTCCCGCACCATTAACTTGTGAACCTCTTCTTAGAATACCACAATATCTTAAATCCTCTCTATCACCAAATGCCGGTACCGTAATTGAGAAATCAATTAAAGCAACAGAAGGTCTTTGACCAGGAATTTTAAGACCATAAGTTCTTGCAATATTATAAACTGAGTTTTTTTGTTGAGCAAACTGAAGTACCGTTTCTTGGATACTTCTATCTATCTGATAATTTAAGTTATCTGTTACGGCAGCATTTAAATCTAACATTACGGAAAAAATACCCGCATCGTTAAAATTTTGCACCAAGTCAGGATAGTAAGTTCTAGTAAAGTTTATCAACTCTGTTCTTACCCCTTGGAAATCTCTGACGGTATAGGATATTTTCTTCTCTGCCATATAATATTAAATATTGATTATCACAAAATCCTGTGACTCGAATGCTGAATTAGTGATTTTATAATCTATCTTAATTCTTGCGGTATGTTCTAATTGTGATATATTGGTAACCTTAAACTCTCTTTCTCCGTATTGATTAAGTGTTTCCCCCTTATTTTCTAAACCCATTGACGCATCTTCAACCGTAATGTTAGTTACCTGTAGATTTGGCATATAATTTCTAATAGTATCTCTTATTTCAGATTCTACCTCAGAAAAAGTAGGCCCATCAAGTGGTTCAAAAATATATTCATATAAACGAGTTCCAAAATCAGGTAAATAATACCTTGTTCCTTTTCTCGTTAAAAGTAAGTGAACTAAATTTCCTCTAGTTTCGCCTTCAGTAGATTCGGTTACATCCAAATATCTACCGGTAAATGAATCCACAAAAGGGAAAGAAATACCATAAGTTATACCATTTGCCATATCACATATAAATATAAGATAGAGTTTTTTTAAGTAAAAAAAAATCACGACCTAAGCCGTGATTTATCTTTTTAGTTGTTAATTAAATTACGATGAACATCCAAAACATTCAAAATCTGAATTTTCAGGTCTTGGTGGTAAGTTCATATTTGTATAATCAACTTTAGGTGGTTCAGGTGTAACCATTGGTTTTTCTTTCTTAGACATATCTAATGCCAAGTGTTTTGCTCCCGTTGAAATCGCTTTTGTTCTAACATAATAACAAAGTGTCTTCAATCCTTTTTCCCACGAGTGGAAGTGAGATGAGGTTATTTTTGATAATGTCGGGTTAGACATATAGATATTCATAGATTGTGATTGATCGATGAATGGTGCTCTATCGGCTGACATATCAATTAATTGTTTCTGAGATATTTCCCAAATAGTTTTGTATTTAGGTATCAAATGTTCAATTCTTTTAACCTTTTTGTTGTGGTTTTTATCTTCAGGATCTAAATAGTTGTTGAAGTTAATGTTTTGAATTGACCCTTCATTGATAATGATCTCATTTTTTAAGTCCTCACTCCAAATACCAATCTTTTCAAAATCATTTATTAAGTATTTGTTCACAATTAAAATTTCACCTCCAACTACTCGTCTATTAAATAATGCCGAGTGAGCCGGTTCTGTCATTTCAAATGAACCTGTTATCTTAGCTGAAGATGCTACCGGCATTTGTGCTGTGAATAATGAATTACAAACACCATACTCGGCAACGTTTTCCTTTAACTTATCCCAATCCCACATTCCTGAAAGTTGTGTGTTATCTAATCCCCACATATCAAACTGGAATTCTCCTTTAGACATTGGTGACCCTTTAAAAAATTTGTACGGTTCGTATTTACCGTTTTTACACAATTCATTACTTTCGTAGATAGCGGCGTAATAGATAGTTTCAAAAATATCTTTGTTAAGTTTTTTTGCTTCTTCTGACGTGAAGATGTAATCCATTAAGTAAAATACATCCGCTAAACCTTGAGTCCCAATCGCAATTGCTCTTTGTTCTAAACCACCTTTTAATCCTTTTTGAGTTGAGTAATTATTAATATCCACAACTTTATTTAAAGATTTAACCACTTTTCTAACTTCAGTAAATAATAACTCAAAGTCGAATTTACCGTTTTGAATAAAGTTCTTTAATACCATAGAAGATAACGTACAAATTGCTGTTGTTTCTTCATCAGTATATTGGTAAATCTCATTACATAGGTTTGATTGTTTAATCACTCCGATGTTTTGATGATTTGTTTTTCGGTTAGCACTATCTTTAGAACATAAATAAGGAACTCCCGTTTCAATTTGTGACTCATAAATTTTAGTCCAAATGTCTTGAGCCTTAACTTTTTTACCAAGACCTAAAGAAACTGCCTTTTCGTAGTTTTCTTCATATTCGTCACCAAAAGATTCTTGTAGTGGTTTGATACCAGCATTTTTAATGTCGTTAGGACAAAACAAATACCAATCACCATTTTCTTTCACCGCTCTCATAAAGTTGTCAGGAATCCAAAGTGCCGTAAATAAATCACGAGCCCTTAATTCTTCCGCACCTGTGTTCTTTTTAATATCTAAAAGATCAAAGATGTCTTTATGCCAAGGTTCAATATAAATTGCTGCCGATCCTGGTCTACGTCCTTGTTGATTAAAGAATCTCAATGATTCATTAACAATTTTAAGGTATTTTAATAATCCACCCGCATATCCACCTGATGTTGAAATTCTACTTTCTTTACTTCTAAGGTTAGACATCGATAATCCAATACCTGCTGCATCAGATGAAAAAGTTGAGATGTCGTTCAACGTATCTAACAATCCTTTTCTTGAATCTGAGTTATTGTAATGTAACACACAAGACGCTAATTGAGGAACTTTTGTTCCCGCGTTAATCATAATTGGTGTTGCCTTAGAAATTAACTGATTTGATAATGATTTGTAATATTCAAACGCATCGGTCATATTATCCGTAACCCACAATGCAACTCTCATATACATATGTTGTGGTCTTTCAATTACCTTACCAGTTGGTTTCTTTAACAAATACATTTCTTGTAATGATCTCCAACCGAAATAATCAAAGTTGTAATCATTTTCGTGATTGATTACTGAATCAATAGTGTCTTCACCATATTCTTTAATCGTCTCAATAAGTTTTTCATTGATAATACCATCACTATAAAGTTCATTCATAGTTTGTGAAAAACTATCATTTGTTTCTTTATGGTAAGAAGATATTGCAACTGAAGATGCTAATCTTGAGTAATCGTGATGACTACCGGTGTAAGATGCCGCAATCTCATAAACTAACTTATCTAATTCCTTTGTAGTTACCTCACCCTCAGTTGGGACTGAAGTAATTACTTTAATAAAAATCTCATCAGAATTAACATTCAAACCTTTCGATGCTCGTTTAACTCTGTTGTAGATTTTTTGTGGGTTAAATGGAACTGATTCTCCCCCTCTTTTAATTATTTTTAATGACATATTCTAAAATTTAAAAATCCTCTGTAAATGTTATTGTTTCATTTATTTTTGCCTTCTGATACTCCATAGTTCTTGATTCGAAGAAATTACCTTTTGTTTCAACCGCAATTTGTTCCATAAACTTGAATGGTTGTTCCACGTTGAATTCCTTACTACATCCGAACTTAACCAATAATCCATCAACCACGAATTCCAAATATTGTCTCATTAAATTTGAGTTCATCCCAATAAGTGAAACAGGTAATGATTCTGTAATAAATTCTTTTTCAATCTCTAAAGCTGAAAGAAGAATTTGTTTGATTCGTTTCTCGGAAGGTTTATCTTCTAAATGGTTATTAACTAAGTGGATTGCGAAATCACAATGTAAGTTTTCATCCTTAAATATTAAGGTGTTAGCATTACATAGACCCTGCATAATCCCTCTTGATTTTAACCAAAATATAGAACAAAATGATCCTGAGAAAAATATACCCTCAACCGCTGCGAACGCAACTAATCTTTCAGCAAAAGAAGCGTTCTCAATCCAATCCAACGCCCACTTAGCTTTCTTCTGTACTGCCGGTAATCTATCAATCGCATTAAAACATTCATCTTTTTCTTTTGCATTTGAGATGTATGTGTCAATCAATAATGAATACATTAATGAGTGGATATTCTCCATCGCTAATTGGAAACCATAGAAGAATTTAGCTTCGGGGTATTGTACCTCACGATAGAAGTTTTCCGCCAAATTTTCATTCACGATACCATCTGAGGCCGCGAAAAACGATAATACATTTTTAATGAAGTATTTTTCGTTATCAGTTAATGTTTCCCAATCTCTGATGTCGTTTGTTAAATCCACCTCTTCAGCTGTCCAAAACGCCGCTTGGTGTTGTTTGTAATATTCCCAAATATCATTGTGTTCAATCGGAAATATAACGAACCGACTAGGATTTTCTACTAGTATTTTTTCCATTATTTAAATTTACTTATTTTGTTAATTTGTCTGTGTTTCTCTTTGTCTCTTCTTATCCAAGAGCTCCTTAACTCGTTGTCTTTGTCTATCTTCTTTCTGTTCTTCAAGACCTAAGAACGTCATTGAACTTTCCGTATCAATTTCAATCATTGCATTATCAAACTTACAATTTTCAAATACAACACCATCATCCCCAATTCTTGATTTAGTTATCGCAATGGTAGCTAACTTCATTTCTTTTTGTTGTAATGTTTTTGCTACCGATATAATAACGTGACCAACTTGAGCCTTCTTAATTGATCCTCCCATTTGATCTGTTGTTACCACCTCTGATGATATTGATGCTCTGTTACCTTGAGTTGCAGTCCATCCAACAATATTCATCTCGTGACACATAGCCTCAAACGCTCTCATTACCGAACCCTCACTCTTCCATTCATCACCCAAATTCTTATCAGGAACAACACAATCAATATAATCTAAAACAATCATATCAACTTTAATTCCGTCTGAGACCATTTTTCTAATTTGATTCTTAATTTGTAACATCGTCATAGTATCCGACGGTAACTTTTTCATAATCAACTTGTTAGGCATTGATTCCTCGATTTCTCTAACTTTAGTCGTAACCTCATCTCTCTTTTCTGACAAATCGTCAGGATGAATCTTAGTCCATAACGTGAAGTGTTTTCTTTGGATTACCTTAGGGTTGTCCTCAAAAAATATCTGAACAACATTAAAACCTAAGTTAAACGCGTGGTTCGCCATCTTAGTTAAAATGGTTGATTTACCCACACCTGTTGGTGCTAAGATAACACCTATTTCCCCTTTTGCTAAACCTCCTTTTAACAATCTGTCAATTCCTGGTATCCCCATTGGGATTGGATGTCTGTAATCATCTTCAAGTACTTGTTCAAGGTTTGAGAATACGTCTAACATTGTCGTATCTTTTGCTCCCACTTGTAGTGCGGTCTTTACCATTTCTTCGAGGGTGTCGTAGTTTTCAAACTCACCTCCGTCAATGATCTTTTGTGCCTTTCCCATTACTTTCTGAAGTTCCTGTTGTTTACAGAATTTCAAAGCCTTTTCTTGTACAAAAGCAACTCCCTCGATAGGTGCATCCTTGATTTTCTTAATTGTGTCCATAACAATCTTAGATGCAATTTCCTGTTGAAGTTCTGATTTTGTGATCTGCTCAAGGGTCTCAAACGATGGGGTGTGATCGTATTTTGTATAATACTCACGTATCATTTGAATGATAATTTTGAAGTATTTATTTTCAAAATAATTATTCTCAATTACATCGATAATGGAATGTGAAAAATCCTTATCTACAATAATCTGATTTAAAAGTTGTAATTGAAAAGTATTACCCAAATACTCAAAATTCTTTCCTGTCGCCATATATTTTTTCTCCTTTAGTAAAGATAAATAGTGTTAGTTTTTAATAAATTCAGGATATGAAAAATTAAAGTTATCACCTGAAAAAATGTCAGTAAGTCCACCAAGGATGTTTTTTAGTTTTGGGCGTAGGTCTACGGTGTATCTGACCTTCGGAGGGTATACTTTAGCGTTGAATACTCTATGACAAATTGTCATATCACCAAGCTTAATTATTAGATTAAAATTTTCCGGACCATCCGTAATCGATGTGTTTAACACGTCAGGATTTTCAATAATTTCATATTGGTTGTCCAACATATAATTCAATGTTCTCATCCGTAAATCATATTGTAATTCATTACTAAGGTTTTGGATGTAGTAATAAAATTCTTCTGATTTGTGAGCGTTTCGGTTAAAACCTCTCACGTTAAAGAATCGTTGAACAACGATGTTGTCGTTACACATTAACAAAAATTCTACTTTTGTTATTTCTTGATCTCTCATAGTTTTGTTTGTTTCTACTTTTTGTTTCTAAATTTTTGTTTTTCTTTTCTTGTCAATTTCATAAAAGGTTTTAAAAAGTTTACCCAAGCGTCGTCACCCTTTGGTAGGTATTTAAAAAACCCATCTTCCATCATCATTCTAATTAGATTTCTATGTCCTCTTCCGTCGGGATCCATCGACTCAGAATAATATAACCTAACCATTTCTTTCCCCTCTTCATCAATTAGAGGTTCGGATAAATCCACGAGTTTTTTATTGGTTTTAAAAAACTCATCACCCAAAATACCTTCTTTTGTTTTCCCACTAAGTAGATTACTTAATGCAACATTTTTTTGTTTTTCGTTTAATAAAGTTTGACTCTTTTTTAAAATATCGGTCAAAGTTACTTTTGAATCAAGTATTTCAGGAAAAAACTTAACTAAAGTTTTCTCACCCATCATACTAATACCATCAATGTTGTCTGAGGTATCACCAGCAAGAACCTTAAATGTCATAACATTATAGTGGGGTATCGAACAATCCTTAAATTTAATTCTGTCCCCAAACTTATAATAAGCTTTTAAATTTGGTGAATAAACCAATACGTTCTCGGAAATTAATTGAGTTAAGTCCTTATCACTTGAGAATATTGTTTTCTCCTCATCTAATGATATTTGACAGTAATATGCTATAAGATCATCGGCTTCCGAATTTTCGATCTCCAGTTGTCTTATAAACATCTCTTCAAGATATTGTTTAATCCTTGTTTTTTGTCTGTTAAACGAATCCGTCTTCTCCTCATCATTAGGGGAAGACTTACGATTCATTTTGTATTTGGGGTAGATTAATTTTCGTTGGGATGAGTTTGTATCACTATCCCAAAAAACCATAACTTTATTAAAGTTGGTTTCTTCTAAGAATTTACGAATTGTGTTAAGGAAATGCCAAGTACCTCCAACATGCTCCCCACCATTATAATAGTCCTTAACTCCATAAAATCCTATTTTTAATAAATTGTCACCATCAACAATTAATGTTTTAACCATTTAATTTTTTTAAGTCGTTTGAAATTACTTTTTACTCGTCAGAGTCGTCATCAGATTCCGCTAAAGCATAATCCGAATACCCTAATTTTGTTTCCCAATAGTCTGAATACTCTCTTTTATAGTTATCCAAAGATTCTTTCGTATCGGCAATATATCCTTGTGGTACCGCAATGATTTTACCATCTTTATATCCAAGACCATTAACGTGGTTCTTCAATATAGAAACTTTTGTTCTAATTGC